CACGCCAAACAGCACACACCCATTAGCAGGGACTATACAATCAGTTGTCCAGACCTCAATCGTAAAGTCTCCCGTAGGAGCTATAGGAGTTGAACTACTGATAACACCCTCACCACTGTTCTGTGTGAGGAGGATAGACTTGTTTCTCTTTGGATTGCCGCACGCAAACATACCGGACTCAATGCCGGTCTTTACGCTGCCCGTCCTATTGAAGTTACCACCACCACTATTCCCATTACCTTTCTTGGGAGGAGGATTAGTATCACCACCAATGTCGGGGATGTATACGTCCAGATCGGGATCTAGTACGACTTGATCTTCATAGCCTGTACCTCCCCCTCCTCCATTCAGGTTAAGGGAAGGAAGGCCCAACCAAGGGGGGCCAGCGCCAATTCCTGTAAGAGTAATCATATCAGCTTACCAGAGCAGCCATACCATAGCGTCAGCAGTAGTGTTTGTGCTCATAACCCGCTTGCCCGCCACTGGCAGGATAGATCCGGCTGGCACAGCAGTAAAGGTTACAGCGTCTCCAGTTCCATCGGCAGTAGGGGAGATGGCAACATCGCCAGCAGTGCCTACGTAGACAGCGTTAAAGAGCAGCTCTGTGGAGTCACTCTTCGTGACAGCTCCAAAGCTCTTGGCTGATGCAGTTGCAGTTACTTTCATTTAATTATCTCCGTTAGTCAGCTTTGAAGACCACGTTATCCAGATAGCTCTTGAAGCTGTGGTCGTATCGTTTCTTTCCAATGTGTACTAGCTCAAGTCTTGGGTCTAGCCACATCTTAAGTCCAGCGTAGTTAAGGCGTATGGAGAACATGATATCTTCTCCCCTGTACTTATTCCTAATGATACCCGGTGTGAACATCGCACAGACCGGCTTATCGGTGTTGAAGTCTGAACCAGCCTTTGCCTTGTAGTACAGATCATCGTACTTCTGGTACATATGCTCCAACGTAAAGCGGGACAGAAGCATGAAGCCTGCGGCTCCCGAGTTCACTCTGAACAGATCACCATTAATGACGGGCTTGCCGTCAGTCGTCTTGGTGAACTCTATGTGGAACAGGGGATCATCTATCTTCACTGGATACGTTCCGTAGATCGTATCTCCCTTATTCGCTATAGCTGCTGCCAGCATCTGAGGTATCTGCTCTGCCTTCCAGACCACATCTGCGTCAATGCAGAGAAGGTAGTCGAAGGGCTGCTGAGCCTCGTCAAACAGGAACTGGTGGATGATCTCATCCCGGCACTTTGGGATCAGTGAAGATCCTACGCGGGCGTTTAGCCCCACTATCACTCCATGTGCAGCGCATACCGCAGCAGTTTCCATGTAGGCATACATCCATTCTATCGGGATATTGCCATCGTATGAGGGTACAGATATGAGCAGCTTCATACCCTTCAGGTCAATTTCTACTTCATCACTCATGATTGCTTCTCCAGTACAAAGAACCAAGACTCACCCTGTATGTCCGAAAATACCAGCCTAAAGCTGTGCTTCCAAGTCCTACGGAAGTCGGTCATTGAAGTCTTGCCTTGCTGCTTCTCGTACTCTTCCTGATTCAGAAAGACGAAGGATGCTGAACTCAGTACCCGTGTATGGCTGGGATCTCCCCAAGCCCATATGCTGTCCCATCTAGGGCAACTGCCTACTAGCAGCCCGCCGGGCTTCAGGATACGGGAGTACTCAGCGAACTCCTCAAAGAAGCCCTCGTAGTCTCCCTGCTCTCCGATGTGCTCCAGCACCTCATATGCGTGGATCTCATCGAACTGCTCATCCTCAAACGGGAGAGGCCGGATATTCAGATCGTGTACTACATCCGGCTTAACCTCTGGATTGATGTCCAGTGTCACTGGCTCTTGGTACTCGTGAGTACCATTTGTAGTGAGTGATTTACGCAGGCCACTACGATGTCCTGCTCCGATTACTAATTCCATATCAGCCCCCTGATTAGAATGATGCCATCCTTGGCGAAGAATTCCTTAAGTTGCGATCAAGCCGTGAGCCTGAAGCGCATCCAGTATTGCGTTGATCTGCGTAATTGCAGTCGCCGCGTCAGTCGCGTCAGCAATAGCTGATTGCTGTTCCGCCAGAATCTGAGTACCATCCACAAGGACAGTTACCGCACCGGAAGTCTCCAGTACCTCAAAACCAGCATCTGCTCCCTCTCGCGTGACCTTTAGCAGTGATTTAGCCATAATCTTCTCCTAAGAGGAAAGCCCCCCGAAGGGGGCTAACCACGTTACGCTCCAGAGTTGCCGTACAGACCGCGAGGATCAGTCCAACCACAGCTCCAGCGAGCAGTTGCCTTGTACTTGGCGTTGTCGCTGTCGAAGTCGTTGTCCATGCTGAAATCATCAGCCCGACGCTCGAACAGCTTCATGCCATCCGGGCAGTTGGTACGGATGAAGTACGCAGTCGTAGAGGTCAGGTAGTGATTCATCTTGACACCACCGGGGAACTTGCCCATGTTCTTGAGCGCGTTCAGATCGTTGTTGGCAGTACCCACTCGCAGCGGCGAGTTAAGGATACGATCAGCCTCGAACATCAGATCCGGGGGAACGATCAGGCTCTGACCATGAATGCTGATATTCAGACCACGATCATTCGTAGCCTTCATAGTCAGGATGGACAGATCCTCAAGGGACGCCTCGGACAGAGCCGCAGCAGTCGTCTCGTTGGCATAAGCCGGGCCGACCACATTGACGTGATCCGTAGCCAGAAGCTCCTTGCCATCACCACCAGTATAGGCACTGTTGAAAGCACGGTTGTACACGTTAGCGCATACAACTTCCTTGGTCTGACGCATGGAGAACGCAAGACCCTGCGCCCTCTTCTTACCGATAACGTCATACAGGTCGTCATCAACCATCTCACGAGTGATGATGAAACCCAGACCATAGGTGACGTGCTGGTAACGAGTCAGGAAGCCCTGAGTCGCGCTGTCATAGGAGATGCTTGCGCCCTCCGGCTTGACAGCAGCCAGCCCGAACATGCTAGTACCCATGTCCTCTTCGTAAGCCTTACGGCTCTTTTCGATATCGAACAGATCCGTGTATTCCACGTCATGCTCGTCGTAAGCCTGCCCATACCACGCATTAACACCGGGCCACAGGGCTTTGGCAAAACTACCAGTTGAAATAGCCATTTAATTATTCTCCCTTAAATGCCGGTTGCGCCGTTAGCACGCTGATGCAGGTTAATCTTCACGATCAGACGCGAGTTCGCAGCAGTGCGATCATTGTCTTCACGATCAACAAACCTAACCAACTGCAAGGACAGTGTGTTAGTCGTATCAGCAGTATCGCTATCAACTTCCATATTGGACTTGCCAGTGGTCGTGCTGCCTGCGGCAACAACAACTTCGGCGTTCAGACCAATGGTAGCATCAACGATGTTAGTGTTATCCTGCTGTGCTTCAAAGAGCAGATCCGGCTGGTCAGCAATGTAAACCACTCCGCCAGAAGCGCAGTACAGGTTCTCCAGACTGGCAGAGCCGTTACCGGAAGGAACAGCGTCCCAACCAACAACTACACCAGCATGAACATCACCAGCTTCGGAGCGTGCAACGACGGCATAACCGTCACCATCAGCACCCGTCAGCTCAACCAAATCGCCCATAAACAGATTCTCACCTGCCTTGTACTTGTTGTGGGCACCCGTGTAAGGTGCACCACTCAGGTACTGGACAGGGCGAAAACCATTGGGGTTGTCGCTATTAGCCATAATTATCTCCTAGATAGGTTAAGTAACCGGATAGGAGAGAATGAGAGACTTATTTATGCCGAGAAATATCGATCTTACCATAAGTTCCGTTCCCGCTATCCAGCAGTTTCTTTAGATCAGCTTCACGATCATCTGCCATCTGAGCAAGTTCAGCCTGATCCTCTTCATGGTACTCCATCGGCTGTTTCATGAGATAGGCTGTTACACCTGCACCCACATCCATCTCAACCAATGCGCTCGTACCATCCGAGCTATCTACTGTCTCTTCTCCCCACGCGGGGAACTCAGATCGTGTACAGTGCTCGTAGCCTGCTGCCTTTGCACGCTGAATCATGCCGTTTTGATCGTTAATCCACGCATAGTGGAAATTCGGATCTTTGTCAGATTCCTCAATGTGCATACGCATACGTGACCCACTCATGGGAATGCGTTTTGTACGCTTACGTACTTCAGTCTTAGCTGAACGGCCTCGTGCCACAGAATTTACAGTTGTATTGCTCATATTCATCTCTCCTTATGGCTACTCGTCGCCAAAGTAACTTTTAAGATATTCTTCCTTCGTCATAGTACCACCACGCACAAGGGTTTGCATGATTTGCCTATGCTCTTCTGGAAGATCATTCACGGAATGGCCCCTTCTGCTAGCTGGGACTCTACCGCGAGCTGCGCCCTCTACTTGAGTGGGCTGTTCTCGTCTTACGTTCTTGAACTTGTCTGCGAACCGTGTCTTGACCTCGTTGGTTACGTAGTTAAACACCTCTTCTGCTGGCATGTTGGGGTTCTTCTGAGCGTAATGAGTACCGACCATATCAGCGTAGTCCTTCATCGCTGGATCTTCGTCATACCACTCGTTCGATTCCCTCCACGACTCAAATGCGGCTGTCGTAGGTGCCTCATCAATCACGGGAGCATTCTTCGTCTCTGCGATCTGCTCGTCAATAGCAATCACGCCATCGTAGTCTTCGTTCTCCAGAGCTTCCCTTTTCTGTACCTTCAGCTCTTCGAGTGCTCGTCTCCGGGCATTCTCGTCTACGACCTTCATGTGCTTCTTGAGAGCTTCGATCTGTTCCTGCTGCTTCCGAAGCTGTCGCTTGTTCTTCTTCAGATCGTCGTACAACGGCTGACGATCCATGAACTCCTCTGCTGTGAGGGTTCTGCGGCCTTCGACTCCTTCAGGATTCCATCCATGCTCAATCGCTTCTAGCTCTACTTCCGAGTACTGACCCGGAATTGCTTCACCGGGAATCGCTGTTCCAGTACCTTCAGTACCCAGCTCATCCCCTGCAACAGCTCCTTTCACTGCTGCGTCTAGCTCTGCCTTACTCGGCTCTGTTGCCGTATTCTCTTCACTCATCGTCAAACACTCCCTGAATATCCTCATCGTTTACGACGACGTATGTTTCATCACCTACCGTGATAAACTTGCCGCCATACTTGGCAAAGACTACCAGATCCCCTACCTTGCACCACGGCTCCCAGCTCGGGTTCCGCTTGCCATCAGGAGTGTACCTGTCAAAAGAGTGCCAACAAGTACTACCTACGGCTATGACACGTCCTGTGTCGGTTGCTGCCTGCTCTTGTTTGAGCTGGCTCTGGGTTACAACTACGATACCTGTATCAGTAGTCTCTTCGGGAAACTCTGGTTTCAGTAAGACCCTGTGGCCTCGAATCTGTACGCCGCTAGTAGGCATAGTTCTCACGCTCCTTTGCTATCTTCTCAGCTCTGTCCTCTTCATACTGTATGAGGAGGAAGTCATTTAACCCTTGAATCCGACCTACTACAAAGTCGGTAGTCCATTCAGAGTCCTTCCTAATGGTATTGCCGTTCGCCATGTAGAACATCCATCTGTCTCGCTCTACTGTGAGCTTACTCAGAATGAACTGAGTGATCGTGCTATTATACCATTCCTTAAACTCTTCCTTGGTGATGCTAGCCTCTTCGGCTTCCTTCTGTTCCACTTCCATCTACGCCCCCTGTTGCAGCCTGCTGCTGCATTCTCTGTTGTGCCATTTGCTCTTTCTGGCGTTGCTGTTGTGCAAATGCGGCCTCCTTCTGGCCCATCTGCTGTCGATGTAGCTCCTCTTTACGAGCCAGATCATCTTCTGCGTCCAGCACGCTAAGGTGCTGCTTGTATATCTCTATCTGTGAGCCTTCTTCAGCGGCCTCTGCGTCTGCGATCAACTTAATCGCCTCCGCACGTATCTTCATTGCTTCTAGGTCAAGCTCCTGCTTGCGGATGTCCAACTCTGCGTAGAACTGCTCCTTCTCCCACTCAAGCTTGATCTCGTCGGGAGACGGGCCTTGCTCCGGCATCTCCAGCAGTGACGCGGGATCTGGTTGCTCTGTTGCATCCAGATACCTCTTAGCGTACTCCTGTGAATTGATTAGACGAGCAGCAGCCAGCTCTCCGAGTGCCTGTACCTTCATCAGCTTCTGCTCTTCAGTAGCGATGGTAGGATCAGACGCCGGGATCACATTCAGGCTCGTGGGATCATAGTCCGTGAGCTTGATCTGAGAGGCTACTTCCTGTCCAACATCCAGCACTGTGAAGTATTGCTCTTCATCCATGTAGATGCTGTTCAGGAAGAACAGCTTCTTGTACTCCTTAGACAGAGAGCGGTGGATTCTCTTATAGATAGAAGAGAACACCTTAATCCCCTGCTCAATAGCGGCCATAGCCACGGTAGCCTTTGTGTTCTGGCCGGGAACGTCACCTGTCATGATCTCCGTGACAGAAGACAAACGTTCACCGGATTGGATCATCATACCGAGTAGTGAGAATAATACCTGACTTGGTTCACGTACCGGAAGAGGAACCAATCCTTTCCTTAAATCATCCCCTGAGCTATTGGCTACCTTCCACTCACCCGGAGTAAAGTTTTTATCTCCGCCCTTAATGCGAATACCATTAGAGATGAAGCCCGACTGAAGGTTGCTCAGAGTACCAGCATCGATGAGCTGATTGATTAGCGTGTTGATAGTGTCGTTGATTGGGCCAAGCAGTACCCCGAAGCCGATGTCGTAGAACGAGCCATCAGGAGACGGGATAAAGGAGAACTTGGTGAAGTACTGCATCGCCTTAATGCTCTGCAAGTCACCTTTCTCAGAATACGCGATGTCCTTTTCAGTGAAGCGAGCCACAATGCGTAGAACATTCTTGCTGTTGTAGTCAAAAGTGACGATGTATGGCTCTTTGTAGCCATCACCATCAAGGTCAAGCCACGTATGCTGCTCAATGACGTTATAGGGCAGGGTGCAGTCCTGCTTGCGGGGTTTCTCTACCCCTGTAATCTCCTCAGAGACTTTTTCCTGCACTTCATCCAGATTCTTCTCAAGCTCTACGTCGAGATACAGTCCAGCAGACTGCCTTTCGTATACATCATTCTCAGACATGTATAGAGAATGGGAAATTCTTTCCGCGTCTTCGAGCGACTTGGCAAAGTAATTTACAACTAGCTCCTTCGGATAGATCATCTCGGAGACGTTGTGTGCCTTGATGGCATCGAAGTACGACTTCTTGAACATACAGCCGACGATGGGCAGAGAGAACAGCAGACGATCCATCTGCTCTTCCCAGTCTTCCATCTCTTCCAGCAACTGATAGCTCATGTGCTTGCCAACACGGATAGCAGTCTCGTGCTTCTCGCCAGTCTCGTCTTCGCCGATGACCCTGCCTTTCACGAGATTCATACCCGGCAGCAGAGCTGCATAGGCGCGTGCAGAGAACTGCATCGCAGCCGTGGTGATGAGAGGATACTTGATGTTAGCCGCACCCGGCCACGGGAACGTCTTCTCTTCCTGAGCCTGCATCGCAAGCTCCATCCACTCGTCTAGATTATCTTCCCAGCCCTCGCGGGAGCCAAGATCCACCTCGTAGCCCTCATGGCAGTAGCTGCCAATCTTACAAAGGTCGTCCTCGTGCATCTTCTCCGCCAGATTGGAGCTTGAGAGGATCTTAGTGAGATTGAGTCGTGTGCGTAACTTCATAGACCAAGACCCCTACGCTGACGGAGCATAGCAAGGAACTGAGGGTTACGCAGCCGCTTACGCAGCTCTTCCATGCGCTGTGTCCTATCCATCCGTCCTAGTGGCTGTCCTATCTGGGGTAACTGAGCCTGCTGAGGAACCTGCTGCTGTGCCATCGCTGTGGGCTGCATCTGAGGAACATTCATCGGCATCTGTGGCTGCCGCTGAGGCTGCTGCTGACCAATCTGATTCAACTGCTGTGCAGGTACTTGCCCCTTAAAGGGAGAGTACGGATTGGCCGAACGCTGCTGTTGCCCGATCTGGGCAAGAGCCTGCTCAATTCCGGCATTTTGATTGTTAAAGGGCATATCAGTATCCTGTAGTTGGGTTTCTACCCATTTCCAAATCCTGCCAAGGGCTTTCGTCATCCTCGTCGTCGAAGCCATAATTCGCTATCGGCATCTGTGCCTGATAGGCTAAGGCGTCAACCAAGTCATCATGTGACATTGGGTTAGGGAAGTCCAGTAGCTGCGACTCCAAGTGGTCTACGTACTCAGCGCCATCCCTGAAGAAGATCTTGCCGTGCTCGAAGCGTCCTTCCAGTGCCCAAACAATACGCTCTGTCTTCTTCTGGTTGCCGTGCGACAGTCCCTTAATGCTAGGGAAGTAGCCTATCTGCATCATCCTGTCGTTCAGATACGGCATTATCGCATTCTTCAGAGAGCCATTCTCAATGCCTATCGCCATGGCATTGTACTTCTGTGCTGCACGAAGTACCTTAGCAGCCGTCACTCGGGCATCCCAGCGTCCGTGGAGGATATCAGCAACGAACCACCCCCAGCGTCCTATCTTGACTATGGCAATCGCGCACTCATCCAGTGTAGCGGCATTAGATTGGGTGTTACTCTCCAAACCGCTAAACCCGGCTGGGTCAACAGTAACGTACCATTGCCCTTCTTCGGGAGGCTCATCCAAGTAGTTAAAGTACTCTTCCTTGAAGATGGTTCCACCTGATGCACTGAAGCTCGCCTCAAACTCCTGTTTGAAGTTAGACGAAGACATAGTTCTTCGAGCAGCTTCGATCTCTTTAGCAGCCAGAGTAGGGTTGTTAGTAGAGTTGAAGCTAAACGCCTCCCACTCTGTCTCGCTTTCCTTCTGCGCGTCAATAAAGAGCTTATAAAAGTGATTCTTTCCATCTGGTGTTCCTATGAACAGGGCTGAGCCTTCTACGTCAGCCAGTGTAGGTCTGAGTACCTGTTCCCAGACTTCCGGCTTCATGAACGCATACTCGTCCATTACGAGATAGCTCAAGCCAACTCCTCGGAGTGTTTCGGGCCTATCCGCACCCTTGATCTCGATCCGCCTTCCGTTGGTAAGGGTGATAATGCCTTGGTTCTGTATGACACTAGAGATCACCTCTTTCCCAAGATCCATCAGCAGATCCCAGATAATTCGCTTGCCTTGATCGAACGTCGGGGCCACGTAGAAGACACGCTTGTCTGCAAGCGATCTTCCCTTCGGGGTCTTATCCTTTAATCCCTCGATGAGCAAGCAAATGGCTGATAGGTAGCTCTTACCGAAACGTCGGCCTGCGGCGACTACTTTGAAACGCGCCTCCGATAGGAAGATTTCGGCTTGGGCATCATGTAAGTCTACATCAATGCTCGCCATCTTCTATCACCTCGACTACTTCAGCCTCAATCGCATCAACGTCAGCATCTTCTACTTTCTGAAGCCTGCCTATGTTGATCTCAACCTTCATCTTCTCCCCGGTGCTCTTGTTACCATCATCTTTAGGTACAAAGCGATCCCAGAGAATCTTCAAGCATGTGCTGTCGCCCTCTTCAGCCAGCTTGACAGTCGTATCTACTACGTTCTTGAACTTGCGGAGTACCAAATCCTCCGCCTGCTGCTTTACCGCTTCCTTGAGAAGCGTGTGCTTATTCTTAGATCCCTTTGTTCGGCCAGCGGGATTGCCACTTTGTCCGGGTTGAAACAAGTGCTGGCGACTCGCTTGTCGCTCCAGCTCCTTCTTCCTTTCTTCCGCCGCTTGATCGGCTAGTGCTGCGATTACCGAAGATTCTGTCGTATTCTTCTCTGTATCTGTCATTGGAAACCCTACTCTTAGGTTGTTCTCTTAGTCCCTTGTTCACTTGTTCACCTCGATAGTGTCTAACTCGACAACTTTCACTATGCACCCTTTGGGTATCTTAGTCACATCCCCATACCGGCGCTCTGGGGAGACGGGAGCTACGACGCTCGCCACAACAAGTGGATCACCTCCTTTTACCTTGACGCCGAACGTTATGAATACAGGAACGTCGGTGCTAAGTTCCTCATCTTCACGCCAGTCGTCGTGGAAATGGATGTCCCGCCAGTGGACAGCTACAACTTTCTTCTTCATCAAGTCCTCCGTGACTTTCTGCCACCCCGAGCCTTTCCAGCCCGGTTGCCCATCTTGCCTCCTTGTTTGCTGTTGGCTGAGTAGGATTTAGTTGTAAGGTTCTTCCTTCCATTACTGCCACCCTTCGAGAGTGGCTTCTTGTGTTCTACTGTCTTGCCATCCCCCTTCTTAACCCTGCCTGCCTTTTCCATAGCATAGCGAGCACGTCCACGGGCTGCACGGGCCTTTTTGCGGGCCTTCGTCTCGTTGAGACGCTCCCGTGTGTAATTACGCTTCTTTGGCATCAGAGTATCCCCGCTAAAGTTCTGCCTTCCAGTATCGTACCACGCCTTGCGCCTGAACCACCAAAGACTCTCGACATACCCTTCATGAATTCATCACGGTTCCGCTTATACTCCCGATAGGATTGATCTAGTTCATCTGCGACCTTCGGGACAACACTAGGATCAGCTACCGGATCTTCCCACATAGTTATTTGATTCTTTTTGACTGTCTTGAATCTTCTGATATTCTGTTGGAATATACGATCAGCATCGGACACCCGCTCTGCTAGAAACTGTAGCTCTGAGGCTGCAAAGTTGTCAATTCCAATCGCTTCAAGGGCGTTCACTGAGTCTGGATCTGCCATCAGATCAATAAAACTATATGCGTTTCGGCCCTGCCAACCTTCCAGAGATGGCCTTATAAGCAATCTCTCCAAGTAAGCCGGAGTACTATAAGAGGATTCCAGTCCCTGTGTTACTTTCTGGAACATCTTCTTAAGCTGGTAGGCACTCTTCTGTGTTAGTTCTTGCCCTTCCTCTCTGGCATAGTAAGTGAAGTCAGCAATCGTGTCATTGAGTAATTGCATAGTCTTCTTAGTATCCTTCTGGATACGATCTGCTTGGAGTACTCTCATCTTGTCAGGCTCTGTAAGCTCTTTGGCCTTAAATGGAGGCTGGATATGCTTTGGATAGTACCCCTTCTCTACTGCCTTCATCTGGGTACGCACTCTCCCTATCTGCCTATGAGCTTCGTCCCTAAGAGTCCTGTACTTCTCCATCTTGTTCTGGTGTACCCTAGCCAGCTTTTTCTTTTATGCTGAGCCGCCTTGAGCTTGTCGATAGGAACATCTCGCGTAGTTAATAGCCTGTGATACTCCTCGTTTGCATGATAGTACTTCTCATACGCAGCTTCTGCATCTCGCTTCGCGTTAAAGCCAACCTTTTGTGCTGCTAGTGCCTTCTTCTCTGCGGCTTTTGCCTTTTGCTCCAGTCGTACACGGGCTGTGTCACTATACCTTATCTCGTCTTTACCACGTACTCCATAAATCTCGGACTCATGGAACGTAGTCTGAGGCTTGCCGTATATCTGACCAGTCTCAGCAGTAACACCAGAGAAGTACTCTGACGGCTTCAGGTTCCTTGCCTTAGATGGATCTCCAGTATACTCAACCTTCAGCATATTCTCTATTTCATCATAGGCAAACAGCTTACTGGACACTAACGGATCTCTTGATACTGAAGTACCCGGAATATTCAGTTCAGCGGATTCACCTCTTATGAAACCCTTGTCCAAAATATTCTGCTTCGCACCTTCACTTCCAGTCCCGTGCCATAACTCCGCCAGCTTACGGGGCTTCATACCAAATGCCGCTTCGGATTCAGGCCCACCTCCAATATCCCCCATCCCACCCTTGCCGGGTGTCGCCCTTAACGGGCTGATTGGGGCAACCTCTCCAACAGTCTCATAACCGGGGCTGGTGACAGCCATCCGGTTGCGACTGAAGTTGACATCGTGGTAGCCATCTCCCGTCCACTCCGGGGCAGGCATCCTGACCTTGCTCCGCACATCCTCATGGTAGGGCAGTGTGTACTGAGGGTTAGCAACATTACGCATGGTCTGTGACCAGAAGGCATCGGCCTCACCGAGCGTGTTGTAGTAGAGGAACTCGTCCTTTTCCTTCAGGTTCATCTCAACGAAGTCCACATGCTTCTGAAGGCGCTCTACCTCGTCGCGCAGCTCCTGATAAAGAGGAGCAGTCTCAGGAATCTCTGCCAGTGTTTCCTTCTTACTCTTCAGATCCTTTTTGACAACAGGTAACTTTAGCTTGAGTCCCTCGAAGAATTCTTCTGAGGAGCCTGACGGCAGCTCATCGATAGCCTGAATCACATGGTTAGTTTCGTGGTTTATCACAGAGCGGAGCGCCTCTTGGCGGCTTATCCCGTACATCTCTGCGTATTCGTCTATCCCCTGCGGGTTGATCCAGACTTCGGCACTTACCACCTTTCCGTCTTTTGAGCCTAGTTTGACATCACCTACAGCACCCAGCTTCGTCTCCTTAGTCCACTTGATGTCTACATTCTGAGCCATCCATGGGTAGTTCTCATACAGGGTGTCGTGCTTGTACACGCTAGAAAGCATGGTTCTGGGCCATCGGCCCCCCTCGTTGAGTTTCTGGGAGGGTTTCCACCTATTAAGCATGTTAGTGCCAGTCTCTGTGACTGTGCTGGTCTTGTCAGAGATCTGGGTCTTCCAGTTCCCCGCCTGATCTTGGTAGTAGCCCGTTACTGCGGCGGCTTCCCGCTTACTCATTCCCTCACCACCCTGATCCTTCGGCTTTCTCAGGTGCTGGGTCTGTAAAACCTTTGCCTCGTTCCAGTGTATCGCCCCACGGCCTATGATTGTTCCTGCAATCGTTCCCAAGGGGGTGAGTGCGTCAGTAATGCGATCAAATCCTTCTTGACCAACCTCCGCGAGTGTAGCTGTCGGGGCTGGAGCGGCCCTGAGTTCATCCATCGTTGGGTAGTCAAGCCCAAATCCCTCTTCCTTGACCTGCTCAATGACAGGTGATACTGTCTGAGAGACTCTCTGGCCGATTGCATCCGCCAATGACCCCTGTGGCTCCCTATGAAAGCCAAACTGCCCCGTTTGCTGGGCACCGACGCGCAGCGCTGGGGGCTGCTGGGCACCGATTGTGGAGAGGTCTGCCACGGATTAGTATTTGTCGGCTTTCGTGGCACGTTGCCGGAGATTATCCGCCGAAGTCCACGCTGAGAGGTCACTGGTAGGGGGCTTCTTCTTTTTCTTTTTCTTGGCCGTGTACGCGGATGGGCCAGTTGCAGCCCTTTTGTTGATCTCAGCCATGGAATACCCCTTCCGAGAGAGCAGTTCTTCCTCTTTTGCAGTATATTCACGCTTTTTCTCACTGAGAGTCCTGCCCTTATTCCTAGATGCCATGTGAAAATCCTCAAATTCTGTAGAAATCAGCCCCTTTCACCAATATTAGACAGTGCTCTACCATTTCAAAAAGCGTATTCCTTGTTTTATAAGGAGTTTTATACCCTATTCCGTATAAATTCCTGTTATACGCTCTACCAAGAATCAATAACTTACGTGCATACCCTCATTTTCCTCCTCTGGAGTTGTAGTGAAGTACCCCACCGCGCAGCGGGGGCGGCTAGTTTCCCCCAAGGGGGGTCCGGCATGAGTAAATCATAATATTCGCATGTAAGAATACAATGAAATGCTGTGAGAGTGAGCGAGTGTTGCACCCACGCAACACGTTGCGAACACGCAACACAACAACAAAGAACAGACTATAAGTAATTAATAATATAATTATATATAGTAATACATACAGGGGGGATATATAATATATTATAATATATTAATATATGTATAAGCTTATACTCTTAAGAGAGTATAAGTAATTAATAATATTATTAACTAGGAGTTGACATCTGCTACAGATCGTGTAGAATGGTTGTCAAGTCGGGAGCAAACACCGACGGGATCACGAAGGGCTTGACAGGGTTGTACGGATTTGATAGCATGTAGTAGTGGTTGAAGTATGCGATTTAATACTGCTCATGAGAGCTAGTCTTATCTAACGCGATGGAAACCACAGCTTGACAGCAGGACAGCAGTTTGATAGACTGGAAGTGCAGTAACAGTAAGACTAGCAGCATGGATCAGGCAGGGATTGACAACAGCCGGATGACCTGCTAGAGTAGAAGGCAAGCAAGTGAGGAAACCCGCGAGGCAAAGCGGTGGTGAATAGGGACCGACTCTACAGTGATGCGCTACCATTATGCGCCGAAATAATGGGGTTGTTCAGAAGCCCGGTAAAAGTTCTGACAGAGGACAAGACAAGTCCGATGGATACATGCGACCTACAGCATGGTGGGTAAAAGGGATAGCACGCGAAATCTGCTCTTAAGACTAGATTGCCATACCAGTTTGCTACCTTGTCGATTGATAGACATGGGAAAACCGCGCTCTCGCATAATGCCTGAGAGATGTACCCAGCGACGGGACATACGCTCAGACCAGAGAACACGATAGCATTCAGATCTAGCCGCGTCCGGTGACAATGATGACCGGCCGGAATGGAAAAGGAACAACCTTCTAGTACTGATGATAGAAACGGCTAGCGTGCTAAGTGAACCATTCTAAGCGGATGGCGAGCCGAATACTACTCGTAAGAGTAGAACTGTCCTGCTACCCTGTCGGGGGAATATACCGGCCATTGAGGAGTTGACATCAGCATGGGTACTGTGTATAGTATCCATGTACTGTTAATTCTACTCTTGGGAGAGATTATTATGAATCCGATCGTAACTTCGACAATACATGGACACACCGTCGGGCATGCTTCATCCATCTTGACTGAGTCCTTCACCAATGTAGTGGCTGACATCGTGGTAGGGTATGAAGCTGAGAAGCTGAGTGGCGAAGATAATTACAAGCGGATGGTGAATATTGCACTATCCACTGGTGCATATGACAAGGCGAGTTACTTCGATGCACTACTGCCGGGCGAGCTCGAGATTCTTGAGTATCGTAAGGCACAGGGCGAGAACGTACAGACCAAGACAGGCAAGTGGAAAATGTCCAAGGTATGCAGCAACAGCACCTATTCCAGCACCAAGGCAGTAGTTGGTGGCGCACTTGAGGCCGGTGTGGATCTGCTTGACGCTGATGGTAACATCAAGGGCAAGTCCCAGCTTGAGAAGGAAACGAAAGAGGCTAAGCCTGAGAAATCAGCGGATGAGAAGCTGGCTACTGCATATGCTACTTTCATCAACATCTACGGCAACTGCACTGAGAACACGCAGCGTGAGTATGCCAGCCTTCTGAAAGAGCTGGCGGATAGTGTGCTGCGTCAGGATGTGGCTGCATAATTACTCCTGAGAGAAGAAACGGGCTGGCATCCCGATGGCCGACACGCCGCACCACTGCCACCCCATTTAACTACGGTCAGGCGGCGAGGATTAGGCATGGTAGGCATGGACATATTGATAACCATCATTATTGTATTACTGATTGCTGGGGCTTTAGAGGGTTGATTAACTATGACTAATGACATTATCAGTGAGTATCGTGTGCTTCAGTCAGCAGCAGGGTGGTACGTCGGGCAAGGCTACCGTGAGGCTGAATGGGAGGATGGTATGTACTTCCTTCCATACGACAGGTGCAGTGGATACTATGAGAGTGAAGAACAAGCGAGGCGTGAGCTGCGCATCATAGTACTTAGTGAGGCATGGGATGATGATGACGAGTACATCATGCT